TTAACGCTTGTTTAGTTAAAAGTTCTTTTAATTTTCTATTACAAGCTAAATAAAACTCAGGGCTTAGCCACTGGGCAAAAAATAAGGCTACATCTTCTTGAAAAAATGTACCTTGATTTACACCTCCTTGTCTAACTACTTGTAAATCATCCGTTAGGCATATATGCGTAACGGAAACTACTTTTACTAACTCTTTGGCTTGTTGAGTTCTAAGCCAATCCTTTGGCGTTTTACCAAAAGGTTTCGCCATCTGTGTGGCGTTGACCATCATTTTGCCGTTGATTTCTTCAAAGGCGATTTGGTTACCGTGAAATTCCATCACTTCAACCAGTGTTGTTGTTGCATTCATCTTATTTTGCGAATTTAGATTGTATGCGAGTTCGCCCTTAGGTGTGCAAAACCACTTTAGAAGGGGAATTACAGGCCTTTCGGGACTGCTCACCATAGGCGAACTCTTATTGTCGATAAAATTTTCTAGGATTGCTCCTAAAGGGTTTTGCTCGACAAACATACAAATATTTTTAATTGGTTGTATAAAAAAACTAATATTTAAAATCCGTCCAATGAATGATCTTACCTTTAAAATCTTTGTTGAAGTATTCAAAGAAATCTTTAACATTATCAAAGCCATCATTTTGGGCTAGTTCTAAAACCTGTTCGTCTGTCAACGGAAAAGGATTGTCGTTGATATATATTTTAGGTCTCGTTCCCCATCTTTTAATTATAATGCTTTGAGTACTCGTTACAGGCAACTTAGGCGCAAACTTAAACATGTCCTTTTGCCTGCAATTGATAAAGAAATCAATCATTACACCGGGTTTCCATCTGTTTTTTTCATCCTCACGTATGGTGTGAATTTTTGGTTTTTGAACGTACATACTCAAATAACCTTGCGCAAGACAATCTCTATATTCTTTTGGATATTTAAAAATCGGAATTCCTGATTTTGAATAATCCGAATACAAGTGAGCTATACCGTTCCAAATTTTTGTAACAAAAAAGGTTGGTTTTCCGTTAATTTGTGTGCTAAAAGGGAGTATCATAAATCAATTCTTTTGGTTGATAATCTTCAAGGCTTTGTTTAATTATGCTGTGGATAATTTCATTGTTATTCATCATACCTGTAATCATACCGGCTGTATCTTCAATTTCGCCTCTAAAACAGCGGCTGCATACGTTGTTTTTTCCTGCTACCAAAAAAAAGTGATAATTATTTGTTTGCATAAACTCAACTAATGGTTTTAAAAATTCTAGTAGTTCTAGGTGCTGGGCTTGGGTAAATTCTTCGGGTGTCATTTGTTTGGGTTTAAATTACTTTCTTCTATCCGTTTTTAGTTTTGCTAAATTTTGGATCATTGGGTTTGAATTTTTGGTGCTCACAGCCTCAGGGTATTCATTCTCATAATACTTTTTGTTGATATAAGTGGCCATGTGGCACTTAGCAATGCCAGTGGCCATTAAATAACGCTCGTAGGCCGGTAGTGAGAGAAAGAACTTGAGCCTTTCGGCATCTGTCATTTTTTTAAATGACTTTTCGGCATCTTGTCTGGCTAGTTTATGGCTGTATTGGTTCCAGCCTGCTTCAAAGCTCAAATCAGGCGGTGTGATTTCTACTTTTGTGGGCGGGTATAGCTGTTCCCAATCTTTTAGATGCACTTCCTTAAATGGGAATTTACCGTTTTGATATAAAAACTTTTCTTGCTTATCGGTCAAATCCCCTTCCATTACATTAAAATAGGTTAAAATGCCATTTAAATTATACTTAAATTGCCAAATCTCACCGCTTCTAATTTTTACAGTATAAGTGGTTTCAATTGCCATTTTGTTTTAAAATTTTAAAATAAATTAATTGAAGCCAAATAGCAATTGCGGGTAAAAAATCCCTAACAAATGCTAGGTAAAAAGCTAAAAATATAAGGCCTGTTTTTGCTGCTTTCGCAAATAAACTAACTATTTTCATTTTAATAAGTATTTAATTTTACCACTGGTTTAATGCTTTTGCGCTAGTTCCTGCGCTTCTTTTCTTTGCCTTTGCTTTGTTTCGTAGGTAGTTTCTATTCTTGGTGATGGGGTGTTTTGAGGTTTTCCGTGGCGCATTTTTCTTGGGTTTTTAATTATTATTGATAAATCTAGTGTTGGGCAGGTTTTTATAGGAGGCGTTTTCTGATACCTTTTTGTGATTTTTAATTTTAGTTTTTTTATGGGTAAATCATCTGTGAACCATATTTTTGGTTGCGCAAAATGCCGCTGGGTAGGCTTGTAATACATATATGTCCATAATTCAAATTGTTCAAAATTCATGCTCATTTTATACAAGTTTTTGATGTAAGAAGTCTGATATTGTTTGAAAATCAAGTCTTTGTTCTTGAGAAATAGCGATGTTAGAAATCAACGCATTGATTACTTTAAAAAGCGCAAAGGCCTCGTAATGCTCTAGGGTAACAATGGCTTTTTTTTTGTGGTTGAACAAATCAGGCGACCTATTTAAGTTTCGGTAGGTTTTGTTTATTTTGTCCGATACAAAAAAATTAATTGACCTTATGGCTTTTCCCTCCATGGTTGTGGGCTTGTATAATAAATCAACTTGATTCATTAGTTTTTCTAACGCCATGACTTGATCAGGGGTTAGTGGGAGTTTTATTTTCATACTAACATTCAGTTTTTTGAGGTTCTAATTCAGTTTCGCAAACGCTACAAAACAGCACAGTAGTTTCGCATGTAGCACAACTGCTTAACACTTTGGTTTGAGCATTAGCGTGGTTGCAAGGGCAATACACTTGACCTTTTTCAAAGTCAATGGCTTCATTGCAATCAAAACAGTGCGGTTCGGCTGGATCGCTTGTGATTTTTAGTAGTGTTTTTATTAACCAAAAAACTACCGCTATGCCTATACAGGCTACAACTGTTATTATTTCTTTTAAATCCATCGTTAAATTGAGTTTTTCCAAACCGCAACCCCATCAAGGGCTACTATTATTTTTGAAACTTCTTGCGGTGTCATTGATTTTAAAGGCTTTTTAACTGGTGATTTATCGCTTTTTAAAAATCTATCGAGCCAGCCCAGCATATCGGCCCAACCATCTGGGGTAACTATTTTGGCGGTACGCAAATTTGCCTGTATGCGCTTGTGTTGGGCGTTTTCTTTGTCAAACAAGCCCCAGTTATCAGATGTTGCCAGTTTGGTAGTGGAAACGGGCTTTAAGGCTGTTGCTGCATCGGGTTGTTGCTGTTTTATAATTCGCACCGCTTGCGCTTGGGTCAAACACTTTAGGCTGGTTTTGGCTGTGTCGCCAGTTACCCATTGCACCCATTCGTTTTTTATTTCTTCTTGAAAGTTGCAGTTTTGGCGGATTCTTTTGATCTGAAAGGCGGTAATAGGTAGGTCATCGCCAAATACTGGAGGGGTTTTAGTTTTTGTTGCCATCTTGTTTTTTTTTACCTGAAAATAAAATCGCTGGGTAGTGGTTTTGAGCTCAAAAAAGAAATCTTAACCTCGAATACCCCATCTTTTTTTAATTTTTTCTCAAGCTTGTCTTGGGCTTTGTTCTTGGCTTCACTAGGGGAGTTACCGGATGCAATACCCTCTATTGTTGCTTTTGCAAATACCTTATTTTTGGGCTTTAATTCAAATTTAATTTGGTAGGCTGTCTCCATCTTTTTTTTGTTTTCTTTTGGTTGTTATTTTGAATTTTAAAAACTCAAAAAAATTAATAATTTCTTTTTTGTTTACTACTACCAGCAGGGCCGCTAGTAGTAGTGAAGTTCCATCAAATGGCATTATACCGAAAAAGAAAAGGTTAATTTCTTGCGTTGCCCAGCTTCGCCATTTACATAAGCCCAACCTCTCACATATTGAGTAGTGCGGGTAAATATTTGGGCTTTTTCTATAATTTCGATGCCTTCATCGAAATTCTCATCATTGTATTGATCTCTCAAGGCGTTGAGTTGCAAGACAACATTTGGCTTTAGCATTCCTGTTTTGCCATTTGGTTTTAACAGCAGGTTAAGGCTTGCGGATAGTTTTTTGGCATTGTCATCATCGCTAGCTAGTGTGGCTAGATATTCTTTGATTTTTTGCACGCCTTCTGATTCTGTGCCATCAAAGCTTATAATCACATTGTGGCCTATTGTGATGCTTTGTGAACCATCTGGTAGCGTGGACGTGTAGCTATCTTGCGGTTTGTCTCCGTACAACTCTTTTCGAATTGCCAGTACTGGCTCAAAATCTTGAAACAAGCTTAATATTGCTTTTTCGTTTAGTATATGCAAGTCCAATAAAGGACTAATGTTACGGCTAACAAACTCAGCACTCAACTCTTTGAATGCCGTGTAGTTTTCGGCTTTTTTTAACTTTTGATCTTTTAAATCTTGCTTGGCTTCTTGTAGCAATTGTTTTTTTTGCTCAAGAGTTAAGTCCTGTAACTTTACTTGGTTTTCTGTGCTCATTTTTTTGATTTTTTATTTAATTGTGTATTGAAGGTTATACTTATATTTATCTCTTAGCTCTAAAAGAAAAGGGTCAATGTCCATTTGATAATCGTAAGGAATAAACACCGTTTTGGTGTTTGCAGAATATTTAAAATCATGCTTGATTTTTTGGTGTAGCTTATAGCGGCGGTTATCGGTTGGGGTTCGCTTACTCATTATTCAATGGTTAAGGGTTGCCAGCCTGTGAGCCTGATTTTTTCCAGCACAAAGCGTACTTTAGCCTCTACATTGGCGGGAATGGTATATTCCCGAACGCTGGGGGCGTTGTCATCAATTTGGCTATAAATTGAACCTCGTTCTTGATTAATCAAGATGCGTTCGCCAATTTTAAAAATGTAAATACTCCCAGCCTGTTGGCTTTCTGAGCAATAATTCAAAACTGTGTATAAGTCTTGAAGGCGGTTTATTTGGTTCTTAAAGCTCATTTAATTTTGATTTAAATTGTTGATTATTTTCAATGTTTTAGCCGCTTCTATGAGTGGTTTTGGATAGTTTAAAAAAATATCAACCATTATTAGGTTAAAATTTTCGTCCAAAATGTCTGTAGTTACTAAGCCGTCAAGCCGTTGGGCTACTTTTTTAAAATTGTGTTCTAACTCCCTGAATTGGTCGCTGTAATAGTTGGCCATTGCCCTGTTGGCCAGTAGGCATTGTGTATTTGCCCGGTGCTTGGTGGCTAGGTTTTCGCACCATCGGTAATATTGTTTGAAACATTTAGTCTCGTATTCTTCCGGGCTAAGGTTTAGGTATTGGTGGGTGGGTTTCATTATTTATCCTTTTTCTAATAGTTTAACTTGTTTTGCGTTGTAACCCTGCTGCCATATAATGCGAGGTTCGTAGGCTTCAAATCTGTTTTTTTCAATTACTGCCTGATAATTCGACACATTTATAACAATGTCAGCATCATAATAAATGTCATTGGCTATTTGTCCACGAGGCTTGTTTCCGTCGGATCCACTAATCCAAATGAAAGTAGTATCTTCAAATTGGCTGATGAAATCAAAATAATGCTCGCTTCTCATTTTTCTAAAAAAATATTGAACCGAATCTATTACTACTATCTTGGCTTGTCGTTGTCGACCTAATCTTGCTGACAACTGTTCTAATGTCTCTTGATGATAATTGAAACCCAGAACCCCTTTCATATTGTTTCTTTTCAGAGCCATCTGAAAGCCTTTTTTCATCCCCTCCTCTTTTGTGTTATAATGCACTTTCTGACCACGTGAGCAAATTTGTTTAACCACCTGTAGTACATAAGTGGTTTTACCCTCACCCGAACCGCCATACACCAGCCAATGGCTATTGCCTAATTGTGGTTCTCCAAGATGTTCTTTCCAATCATCATCTATCTTAATGGTTTTAAAAGTGATTTTTTCAATATCAGCATAGCTGTACGCTCTTGGAATTTTTGTCATTTACGCTGTCTTTTTTTGATTAAGAAAATAACTCTCTACATCTTGTTTAACACGTCTTAAATCGCCCTCGCAGTTGCCAAATATGGTTTCAATTCGGTCGTTGTCTGTCAATCCGTTTTCTATACAAACAGCTTTCACATCTGATAATGTAAGCGGTTTTAGTTTCAAGAACTTTCTGCCAATTCTTGACCATAATTCAAAGTAACCTGTGCGATCTACTTTTACACCTCTTTTTATCCTCTTTTCGAGTGCCGGAACTCCCGAGAGTAAAAAACCGCAATGACCAACTAAATCATTATAGAAGTCGATAAAGAAATCCATCGACCCATCCTTTAGCTTGTCCATCTGGTCAATGATTACTAGCGGCTTGTCAAGCGTACTTAGATGGTCTATAAAACGCTCTACTAATTCTTCGGTTGTGCCGTAATCGTCCAATCCGCAGGCTGTAACTAATGCTTTGGCGTAGCTTTTTGACTTCCAAAATGTCTTGCATTCTACATGTATTACGTTGGGTAAGGTGTTTGCTATTAATTTATAAGCTTGGCTTTTGCCTGCTCCTGCATCGTAGGAGATTCCGAAGCTGATTGATTTCTCTTTTGCTTTTTCGGCATGGCGATAGATGTATTCAAGATTAGTCGTTTGAGCCGTTTTCCAATCTAATTCAATGCGAAGCTTCACTTTTACTTTGCGCCACATTTCGTCTTTTATCAAAGCCCAATTCTCATTAATCATTTGGCTTATAGTGGCCGATGACACACATGCTTTGGTGGCCACTTTGTTTTGAGAGGTCAAAGCACATAGGTGTTTGATTTCTTTTGTAATTTGCTTTTTTTGTTCTGTTGTCATTGCTGGTTGGTTTTAGAGATGTGACAAATCACGTCTGTGCGTTAAAAATCGTATTCGTTGCTTACTGCTTCTGTAATCTGTTGTTCTACTTTACTTATATTACCGCCCATTTTAATAAGCAAATCAGTGTCCTCAATTAATGATTGTCTGTTTATACCTGTGCGATCTTCCAAGGCTTTTAATTCTCTTTTGGTACGTTCTAATTCTATTTTTCTAACCTCTATGTCCTCCAGCCATTGTTGTTTTTCACCTTCTTTCATTAGGGCAGGTATGTTTTGATGCTTTCGTTTGGGTTGTGCGTTGGCTATCCATACGTAATTGTTTTTTTCGTCTTTAGAATAAAGCTGTACGTAACCGTCAAGAAAATCAGGATCATAACGTACTTTGAATTTTTTTCCAATCCATTGATACCTAAAATCACTATCTACTTTACCATCTTTGTCATAAACTTCAAACTCATAATCTACTCCTGCTATGTTTATATCAATTCCGGATCCTTTGTAGGTGACTAATCGTTTGGTTTCGTCTATCCACATCTTATCCATAATGTCCCAAAGCGTGAGCGGTTCTTTCATTGGCATTTCATGCTGATAAACTTCGTTTCGGCTCATTTCAAATTTTGGATGTTTTTTGGCGTTCCAAATATTGACCGCTGCCAACCACGCCTTTTGCAATTCATCAACTGTTTTAAGATGATCCTTGTTTTCAAGGATAAAATCAACATTCATCTTATTATCATCACGCCTTACGGTGATGCCTTGGCCGTCAGAAAACCAAAACTTGGTTATAACTTGTTGTTGAAACCTCTGAAACAACTGCTCCGATGGGTTGGCATGATCTCTAATCTTATTGGGGTGATGACAACCACCGTCTAGAGCCATAAGCGAATCGTAAAGGGTTTGCATTCGCTCCATTTTATGCCCGCCTTGGTGGTCATACGTGAGGTAATAAGGGCGGCATTGAGCTTCATTTACCGCCATTTTAATGGCTTTAAAATGCTCTATATGGCTTTCTGTAAAAGACAAGTCCCAGCCTATTATTTTTTCTGAATACACATCAAACATCACATCTATCTTGAGCTTGGCTCCCATTTTATTACTAGATTCTTCCCAGTGGTGTATCCAGTCTAGTTTTGTGCCATCAATAGCCCAGTAAGCATTCGGGAACCAGTCCGATCGATCCCTTGTAAGGGTGTGTTTGTATTTTTTGTTATAAGCAGCTAGTCCGT